TATCACCATCTAAATCAAGTTGTACCTGAAAAGAAGATACGGATAGTGGGCTGCTAAAAGTAATATTATTTACGTCTAAATCTTCTTCTGTATCTGCTAATGTGCCCCCATTTACAACCGATTGCTTAACCCCTGAGCTATCTGTATGAAAGTATTTTAAACCGTTAGTATTTGCATTATCGCTTGCATATTCTACGCTTACGCCATAAATCTTTTTTACCACTCCAGGTAATCCAAAGTCGTCATCTTTTAACTTAATATCAAAAGTTGTTCCTTGGTCGGGTTCTCCGTCGTAAGATATTATCTCATTTGTGCTTACTGCCATTGTCATTTTATTAAATATGTCCGTAATTGGATTACTCTTTACATTGTCCGCAACTAAATCTTCAATAAATGTGAATGACTTTGTAATGAAGCTATATACGTATGCGTCACCATTATCAGCGGACTCATCATTAGCGTCTCTAATTATTACTAAATGCTTATGTGTTGGCTCGTAGCCTATCATGGTATCTGAATTGACAAAAGACTCCCATTCAGATTCTATAATTTTAGTCTGCAAGTTTGTAATCCTACTGCCATCATATATATATAAACCATTTTTATTTACCCAGCATACTCCAAACGGCGTTTTAGTTGTAGCTGCATGAAACTCTACACCCATATTTTGATGAGAGCTTTCTAAGAACCATTGCGTGTCAGCACCGCCACCTATATTTATTATGTATAACGTTCTATTCTTGTATGCGAGAAGTCGGTCTGCATATGCTTCTAACTTTACAAACTCTTCTCCATCATTTACACCAATGTCTATAAAGCTATTCGGTATAAACGTATCAAATTTATTTATCTCACTATATCTTAATCTATCGGGTTGATGTACTAAACTACCGGTAAAATCATCTACCTTTACGTTTGCTATGAACTTTCTCCTATTACTTATAGCACTTGTCTTATATCCACCGCCTACATCTCCTACGTGATTGTACTGAACCGAAGAGGGATATCCATTTAATGTTTCAAAGGTGTCTACATTGTTCGCTGCTAAGTTTATAGTACACGTAATCGTTTCTGCGTCGTCAGTATGCGCTAAGGCCCAGCCTGTAAATCCGCCTTCTAAGCTAGAACGACACCCTTTAGAAAGGTCAATGTCACCAATTAACTCATATTCGCCTTTTACCGTAGAGTCTCTCATATACAACCTACCACCACTTATTCTACTATTGTAAGGGTGTACTGCTATAACTTTAATTTGTATATACTTACTAGAACCTATAGTAATAGTGCCTTTCATTTCTGACGGCAATGACTCTTGCCTATCATCGTAGATAAACGTTTGTGCAAACTCATACGTTCCCGCAGTCATTGTCCCTGCACCGGGTTGCGTTACCTCTATATTGAAACCGTGACCAGGGTCAGGGGCAACTATGTAATTATTAGAGCCTGCGCTAGTGCTAACGGCAGAGCTTACAGTTAATACTCCGCTACTATTAGCGCTTGTAATAGGGTGTTCTGTTTCATCCTCAAGATTAACAAGTATAAAGCCACCAGTATCTAAAGCTGTTTCATGTGCAGAACCTATACCAGCTCCAGGATTAGCGTCAACAGTAGAGGAACTACTTAGTGTACCACTTTGAGTAATTGGACCTGTCATTACCAGTCCACCATTTGTTGGGAATCCGGCCATACTGGATTCTACAACAAAGTGCTGCTCAAAGGGCCTGTATAGTCCAGAGTCTGTTGCCACATAATCCGATATTGTTTGCGCGCTTCCTAGCACATCTAACTGAGTTCCACTGCTATCAAACCATAACTTGCGCTTTACAAATTGAAAAGACTTTACAGAGTTTGTAGAACCAAAAGCAGCGTCTGCTATACGTACAACACCATCTGCTATGTCGTAAACAATCTGTCCATTTGACGTTCCGCTTACTACTGACAACGCCCCCATATCAAGTTGTGTGCTACCTGCCAAGTATGTAGTGCTAAAAGAACCGCACTGAACAAAAGGCACGTCTGTTTCTTCTGATATGTCTATTCTTGTAGATGAGCTTGGGTCGGCAAGAAATGTCATAACCGTAGGTCTATTGTTGTTACTTAAATCAAAGTCCATTACCGCTTGAAACAAACCATAACCAGCTTGTTGTGCGCCACCAAGGCTAGGGTCAGTATAGTTAGTGTCGTTATCAATAGCCTTACCGCTAGATTTAACCATACCAAACTCGTCTATAATAACATTGTTAGCCTGTGCTAATTCATTGTCTTGTATAGAACGAGCGTTGGTCTTAGTGTTCAGACCACCATCAAAGCGTGTATACGTTTTGAATTGTTTAGGCATTAGTCCTTAATCTCAAAGTGTACAAGGTCATCAAAGCGATTGTCTTTGGTTTGTGTGTCTTGGTCCCAGTCTCCGCCCCATCTAATGTTCAAACCCATTTGACTTGCAATGCCTAACACATATCCACCAAAATAGTGAAACCTATCTCTATCTGTCCAGTCTATCGGGTACGGCGCAACATCCACAGCAATACTCGGATTCTGATTGTGCTTACCATTAGGATACTTAACTTTACTATTGCCTTTACGGTAAGCTTCGTTTTGACGTTCTTTGCCCCTATAGCCTTCAATAATCGTGCAATCATATTTCTTTACTACCTCCTTAAAAAGTTTTACCAACCTTTTATCGCAAGTGTCTAATTTTGATTTACTTTTACTGCTAAATCTAGGCATTACTTGTTTAAGACTTTTCCCATTACGTCTTCAAAAACTTCGTATATAGCAGAGATAATCTTCTCTTCTGTGTCTTCGTTTATAATAGGAATGTTTACATTCTTGTTAAGCTCGTCAATAACTTTTTGTTTGTTATCTTCGTTAAAAAGATATTCCATTACCATTTTTTGTAGCATATTAGCTCCTTATTTCGTTTTTTATTTTAATTATTAAATACACTAAAGTTGCAACTGACACTGCCATTTGTAACATCATAGGTAGGTTTGTCCACCATACTCCTACACCTACCGCTCCGTTTAAAACGGCTTTTGTCGAATCTATCATAGCTTTAACTGGCCTTTCCATTAATACGTCCTTTAAGGTACGCTAAGTCGTCTGTAACATCATTAAGTTCTTTCACGATATCCTCTCTATGCCTTTGGCTGATATCGTCTGATTTATTCCATCTTTCAATAAGCTTTATAGTAATACCTTCTACGTTCTCTATGGTAGATTCCATTTTAGCTATTGCTTGACGTATGCCATCCAAATCTTCGTTTTGCGCTTTTTGGCTTTTCATTAAGTTAACTATCATCATTACAAACAATGATACGATAACACCCACCGCGCCATACTCTGCATACGTCTCAATCATTTACTTTTTCCAGCTTTTCTTAGCGGTTGCTTGTGCTTTTTTACTAAGCTGTCCATAGTGGTACAAACGCACGCTTGATTTAGAATGTGTTTTACCAGAATGTAATTGACCATTAGGCATTTTGTGCATACCGCCTTTATGCTCTTTGCCATCTTTCTTGTAATGCTTTGCACCCATGCCCATATTTACTTCTCCTCCTGATTGTAGGGGTATTTATTTTTGTCAGATAAAGCGCTTTTAAGAGAATCTATAAACGCCTGCCTGCCAAATTGTAACTGTTGCAGATTAAATGTTGATGTCTCAATCTTTCTATTTAAATCTGCGATGTGATTTACCATTGTTTTTTGGTCGTCACTCATTGCGTTTATTTCGTACTCTTTGCCATCAAGGTTTAACATTGCGGCATTTTCTTTTTTATTTTCTTTTTTAGCCATTGTATTTCCTTACTTTCTCTTTAATCCTAACTTTTGCATTAGGGTTTTGTTTTCTTCTTCAAGTTTCTGTATGTGCTGCGATTCCATTCCTTCTACACTAGCAGTTAAGACAGTAACTTTATTTTGTAAATCTTCAATTTTTCTTTCGTGTTCCGCAAATTTCATTTGTGCCTGATACCAGCTTCCGGTAACCACCGCAACTGCTACCATAGCTTTGATAAGAAAAGCAACAGAAATGTGAATCTGAGCATCTTCACTAATTGCGTTTGCCAATTCTTAATCTCTCTACTTCTTTTTCAAGTGTTTTAATTTTTTCATTCTGTCTTATATCTGCTGGTATCTCAGCATTTTGACTAGTTTTTGCATCTTCTTCAATAGCTGCAATATGTTCTTCGTTTATTTTTACTTGATACTCAAGAAAAGATATACGACCATTTAACTCGCCATAACCCCACACCATTGCACCAATTACTGCTACTGCTTGAAATAGCATTGGTAGCGAAATGTTTAAACTTGAATCTTGTCCTATTGGTTTAGTCATCCTTGCATCCACAGCAACAGCAACAAGAGCAATCTTTATTTGTCATCTTCAGTCCTTTGCTTTGGTCTTTGTTTAGGTTTTCTATTAATTACAACACTTTTTGTGTATACTGGCTGTATAAAATCTTTTGTTTCCCAGTAGCGAAAATCGTTTGTATTCCAACCAATAGCATACGTATTAGGCATATAACGATATTTAAATGCTGATGTATTGTACACCTTTACCACTCTACCGCTATCAGAATAAGTTATAGTTTGGTAAGGTACAGGTTTTGTATCTGCCGTGCTTATTGTTAGCCCTATTGCTAGTCCCAATAAAAACTCAAGCATTAGTTACTACCGTTATTAATTCTTTGTGCATTTATATATAATTCTTCGAAATCTACAGATACTGAATCCATTTGTAACTGTATTGTTCTCATTAATGAATCTACTTCAAACATCTCCCTGGACAATTCTTCGTGACTTTTTCCAATATAATATTCTTGACAGCTAAATATACTTACCATAAACGCTAGCACAAACCCAAGTATTACAAATCCGTGTAATATCTTACTTGCATCAGCCCATTCGTTTAATTTTTTACTCATCTACCAAGGCTTTCCTTTTCCTTGAGTTGGATTTTCTTTAGCGTCTATTTGATTTGCAATATTATCTTCTATTGACTTAACCTCAGTATCTCCAAGTTTTGCTTTTACCCATCCAATAACTGTATCTTCATCTAGTTTATCATACGCTACAAAAGCATTATCTTTCCAAGGGTCTTTAGCTTCTATTTTTACATCGCCTACTTTTTTACCTTCAGGTATATTATCGCCATCTTTATATTTTTCCTCAGAAATTTTATCTGAATCAACTCCAATAGAACCATAGTTTCTACCAGAGAATGTAACTTTTTCTCCATCTTTTGTTACTTCTTTTGAATCATTGGCATCCCAATGAACAGACGTAACTACGTTTGATTTACTGTCTTTTGAAATCTGATAGTCTAATTGATTTATTGACCATTTAATTGCCATTTTTTAACTCCATATTATATTTAAATTTTTTAAGCATTTTCTAACGCTTCTACTTTTGCTGATAGTTCCTGTACTGCTTTAACAAGTAATGGTACAAGTTTTGATTGGTCAATCCTTTGTGACTTAATACTGCCATCATCATTAATTGCATCCTTTTCTCCAAATATTGCCTCTGGAACTATATCAGATACTTCGTGAGCAAAAAAACCATCAACAGTTGTATCTGCATCTGATTTAAAATTAAACCTGTAAGGTTTTAACTGATTTAATCTTGTTAATCCATCAGATATTAATACTTCGTTTTCTTTTAATCTGTAATCAGAAGATGTTGAAAAAGCAGTAGCAGAACCACTTACATCTATACTGCCTACAACACCATTTTGATTAGTAAACCTTGCTACACTTGCTGAATCTGTATAATTGTAAGTACCAAGATATAGAATTGACCTTCCAACAGAATTAGGTTGAAAAGAGGCTCCACCTGCTAAAATACCACTACCTGCATCTGCACCTGTTTTAGTTAAAATTCCATTACCAGAGTGAAATAATACATCACCATCAGATTCAAGACGCATCACCTCACTAAATGTTGTATCAGAATCAGAAGCTCTTAAGTCAAAAGTTATATCACCAATCGTATTGTTTG